TTAACATTTTTGGACCAGGTGTATTATTTTGAGATGTATAGGCTGATATAACCCGTGAATTGGGACATAATAATGGACCTGTGTTAACATTAACATTTTGTAAATTCCTTGTATTCGCATTTGTATAAGAATCTGATTGCGTGGCAAAAGTAGAACCTCTTTGTCTACCAATTCCCCTTGCTAATCTAGAATATAATTGTTTACTAGACATATTTATATTATTATTTTTATACTGAAATATTACAGCTTTCCTTTTTTCACTTAAATTATATCCATTTGATGTAGGTTGTTCATTTGCTCCTATTCCGTCTATATCAGGACAAGATGTAGTAGCTCTAGGCCAAACTCTTGGAGGATAAGGACCAGCTCCTGTATCACAACCATTTGTTGGTGGTGGAGGAATAGAAAACCATAAAATTACTACCCCTTGTGAACCATCTCCGCCTTTTTCTGTAGTATCACCGCTAGGTGTTGCTCCATTACATCCTCCTCCCCCACCCCCATATACCACACCATCCATTCCTCTACCTATTCCCGCAGCCATTCCTAATGCTAAATATGTATAAGGCACTATAGTTATTTCATTACTGTTACCTCCTCCTGGGTAACCACCTCCATATTGTGCATTACCACTATTATCGGGTCTTCTTCCTCCACCTCCTCCACCACAACCAGCATATAAAATATTACTTATATCAGTAACATTACTAATATATTCTGGGAAATATGTTGAATAATTATTTTCTATAATAGGGTTTAATTCACCCGACACACCCGTATATCCTGGTGTATTGGTAGCTAATGGAGTTTCTGTATTGTTCGCTTTTCCTCCTGTTCCTCCTTGACCTCCTACAACGGTTAGACTTGCAACTAAACTAGTATTAATAGTCAATAATCCTCCAGATGGATTAATAGTTAAATTAGTTGAAGCATATCCTCCTTGTCCTCCTCTAGCTGTAGCAATATTTCCTAATATTGTATCATTTCCATTAAACGGTCCTGTTCCAGATGTTCCACTTGTTTGAACCGAGCTAGCTACAGTTACATCTAAAATAAATTCTCCAGTTATAGAAGAAGAACCATAGTTTTCTAGCATATTTGCATCAATTCCGCTAATAATACCTGCCGCCCCACCTCCTCCACCTGGACCAGCAGAAGAAACATAACCACTTCCTCGTCCTCCTCCTCCACCTCCTCCTCCTATTAAAATGGCATTTACATTCGTTAAATCATAATTAAATTTAATGGTATTCGAAGAAGAGAATAATAAAACAGCATTTCCCTCACTTGAATAGGATTTTGATATAGGATTCTTAGCAAGTATATAGTTATATAAATAAGAATACGGATATGACATGAATATATATAATATCAATAATTATAATTATAAATATTATACTAAAGTTATGGATTATAAGAATCTCTATTACCAGCAAAGAACCATCTCAATGATAAATATCTTGGTTTACTTTCAGTCATATTTGAACCAGTCATTTGCATATTAGGTCCCGCATCTACTATTCTTTGAATTTGTGCTGTTCCTAAACCGTAATTATAATATCTTAAATCTGATAAATATCCTGAAAATCCTCCATTCATAGCCACATAAACATCGCCAAAATTTTGTCTTGGAACACCGTTCATAATTAATCTTTTAGCTAATTTACCATTAATATATACATCAAGTTGATGATTTTCGACTCTAATTTGCACACAAATCCATTTATTAATAGGAATATCATCAATTACTAGTTTTTCAGTAATATTATTAAAAGTATTCATAACAACTACTAAAGCATTCGTATTAGGAGCGATATATAAACCAGGGGCATTGTTAGGGAAATTCATACCAATAGGAGGATCAGTATAATTAATATTATCATTACCCTTGTGGAACACATGTCTAAATTGTCCTTGCTGATAAACCAAATCATCAATAAACATCCAAACAGAGTAAGTAAATTCAATACCTTGATTTTGATTATCAGACCTTAATAAAGTAACAGAACCAGAAGTATTAGGATTTTGTGGAATAACTTGCATAGTTTTAGCATCAACCATACCGCTAAATAAATATGGAGAACCATTAAAAGAAAAGACCCATGCTAAAAATTGAGATGCATATCTAACACCAATAACAAAAACAACAACAACTAATAATAAAAATGCAATTTTCGCTACTAAACTATTAGATTCTAAAAAATCTTTTGTACCTGAAACTGTTTTATCTGTTTTAAATGAATCAAAGGCTCCTGCACCGGAAGAAATATTTCCATATTCTGACATATCTATATATTATACATAAGAAATTTAGATATGAAATTTAAATTTGAAATTTAGATAGTAATGCTTCCTTGTTTTTCACCATCCTTTAAATAAGAAACTTGGATTTCATATGGGAATCCACCAATTCCTCCACCACCATATCCAGCTCTATAAATGTTATATGCTTGTTGAGGATTGAGAGCATCTCCATAATAATGAACATTGGAAGTATAACCAGAAAATCCTCCTAAAGGAGTAATATATATTGGAGCATTATTAGCAATCTTGGCTACACCAGGTAATACACAGGTTCTAACTAATTTTCCATCAATATATACATCTAATGTTCTTCCATACAAACTAACAATTAAATTAACCCATCTTTGAATAGGAACATTAGCCACATTACAAGTATGTGTAGAAGCAGCAGCAGAAGCAGAAGAAGAAGAAGGATAAACAGTAGTTTCAATTTTAACATTATTTTCAATTGCTCCTAAAACTATGGATGGAGAAGGTTTTAAATCAGCGTCTAATCTTCCTAAAACAATCTTAGGTTCTCCATATCGATAACTCCAATCATCAATATAAAACCAGACACTATAGGCAAAATTAGAAGCATTTGATTGTTCTAAATCACTTGAATCAATTTTAGTCACTTTTTTTGCATCATTAAGACCAGACAGTTTGGAAGAATCGCCCATTAACCATCTGACAACAACAATGATCAATAAAATAACAACAACACCAATTATAATGTTTTTAACATCCATACTAATATATTATACATTTAGAAATTTTCTAAAATATTGGTGGATTTAAATATTTTACTGAATTATACAACCAACTAATTTTTCCTCTTGACAAACTATCTCTAAAATATCTTACATTACAAATTCCTCCCATAATTCCTTCATTTGTTCCTGAAGTTATAACTGTATTTTGGTTATATGGTATTACACCGGGATTTGAAGATACTAATTCATTATTAATAAATATATCTAAATTTGAACCATCATAATTGATTACAATATGGTTCCATCTTTGCATTTTAAAATCTGTTGTTTCATATAAGATTCTTTCATTTCTGCCTTGTGTTTTTAACATTATTTTTAGTTTATTTTTTAATACATTAAATAATATATTTGGTTTATCACCAACATTCAAAAGTGAAGTATATTCACTATAACTTGAATTAGTTTCTGGGGGAAAAGAGTCTAAAAAGAACCACCCAGAAATAGCATAATTATAAGAAAATTCCTTATTACCAGTATTTATATTAGGTATAAAATTTACATCTTGAAATGCACCTAAATTTTCTTGACTATTTAAGTTAATAGGATCACCTAATAATAATTTGGAATTATATGAAATAAGTTTATTAAGCAACCAAGGTAAAATAAAATATAATGCTACTAATAATATTTCACCCATTAATAATAATACAATTGGTTTAGTGGTAATTGAATATTCATATTTTATATATTCTACAAAATCCAATAATAAACATGGGAAATAAAATACTATTTTTTTTATTAATGATCCCCAACTTGGTTTTGTATCACCAGGTTCACCTTTATCATATTTAAATAACTTTAATAATATGGCTACAATACCAATAAAAATAAATAAATTAATTATTAAAAAAATATACTTACTCCAATCACTAAAGTAAGCAGTTAAATTAAATATAACATATGATATGAATATAATCAAACCTATTAATCCAATTGTAGTAAATATTTTTCCAAAAAAACTAAGAGTGCCTATATTTTTTTCATTTTCAAATAATTCTGTCCTTTTAGTATAAAAAAATAATGTCAATATTATTAAAATTCCTCCAAATAACGATAAAAATATGGCTGTTCCTCCATTCGTTTCATTTATCCAGTCAAAGGGATTTCTTAAAAATAAATATCCAATAATTATTGTATATATAATAAAAACTAAACTAAAAATTGAAGCCATTGGAAAAGTCTTAATTCCACCAACTACAAAAAACTTTAAAATTTCATATATAAATGAAAATATATATTGAAATTGTTCTAAAGTATTAGTTCCTATATTATTATATATCGGTTTTGCTATACCTGTATTTTTTGATATTTGTTCTGATATACTTTCTTGTTTTGGGGTTTTTATTGTACTCATTAATAAATCGTTAGAAATAAATTAAAGATTTTCCATCGCTGTTTTTCTTCCATGACAATCTCTACACATAGCTACTAAATTATCTACATGATTCGACCCACCATGTTCTAATCTAATTTTATGATCTACTTCAAACCAAGCTGGTAATTGCTTTTGACAACTGCCACATATCCATCCTTGTTGTGCAGCTACAAACTTCTTTTTTGTTTCACTAACACATCTTTTTGTTCCTTTTTTTCCTGATTCCATAATTCTATTAATTTGTTGTTGTTCCTGAGAATCTGGCATAAAAGATGTTTGATTCGTAAAATCAGTAAAAGGAGTCAATACATCTAAAGATGATTTAGCTGATGGCATTGATTTTATAATATTTGCTGCTTGTTGAACAAGTGTGCGAGATTGAGATGGATTTTTTTTTAAAAATAAATATATACTTAACCCTGCAAATGCAAAACCAGCCATTTTAAAATATTTCTGGGAACCTTGTATAAATTTCATATAATTACCATCATAATAAGTATTTGCCATGAAAAACCCTGTTATTGCTAAAATAAGTAATTCCAATTTCATATAATATTTATAAAGGTTATTTTTTATAAATATTTTATTTAAGTTACTTGGGTTATTACTTGTGTAATATCAATTTCATCTTTGTTTTTTCTTTTTGATCTAGTCCTACTTCTATTCCTACTTGATTTGTTTGAAAAACTTTTCATTTCCTCAACTCCTACAGGAGATCTTCGTGTTTTGCTTATAGAATGTTTTATTTTTGAAAAGGAAAATTTATTATCTTGATTTATTAATTGATTTAATTCCTTTATATAATAAATAATTTTATTTATGTCATATTTTTCTGCTCCATTTGAATAAATAGTTTCAACCAACATGCTTCTTACTCTATTTAAAAATATTTTCTTCATATCTTCTGCCAATTTTATTTCATCCAATTTTACTTGGAAAAAAATATAATAAGTAGTCATTAACCCAAATACATCTGAATTATAAAGATAACATTCGAAAAAATAACTGTCTAAATCAAATTCATATTTATCGTTCGTATATTTTATTAAAATATCTGTTATGTAATTCGATAAATAATACAAATAATAACCATATTCTATTAAATCATCTCTCTTTACCTCTGATAAATATGTTTCTTCACTAATCGATGGAGAGAAAATCATATTAAATAATATTACATTATCATCATAATATCCATAATATCTTGCTAATTTAATTAAATATTCATTAATAACATAATTTCTAATATTTGTCTTGTTAAATAATATAATTCCATCTTTAACTCTTTGCAAAAATATTTGATAATTTAATTTAAATTCATTCGAAATTAACATAGACGAAAATGGAATATTATATTGAAGAGGTCTACTTAAAATTTCTTTAGGTATGTTTTTATTATTTACAACACCCGATAATCCCCAATCAATTATACGAGCTTCTAATTGTTTATTTATCATTATATTTGTATCTTTTAAATCATTATGTATCACTCCTTTTTCATTCATAGGTCTAACTGCTTGTTTTAATAATTTAATTATTACTTCATTTAATAAAAAAATCTTTTCCTTTGTTATTTTCTTATCAGAAATAATCCAATCTTTTAAATCCATCCCTGCATCTGGCATATTTAAAATCGTTAAATTAGATAATTTGCTATTTACATTCTTAGAATTGACATTAAATCTAGTTAAAGCATAACATTTTTCATCAAAATTTTTAAGATCATCTTCCGTTAATTTATCTGGTTGACACAATTCCGTTTCTAATAAAAAATATTTTTCATAATTTTTTATTGTTTTCAATCTATTCTTTATTTTATATATTTCTGATATTTCCTCCTTCCCATACTTATCAATCGACATTTTACTTACCCCATTCGTTCTTTTCTTACTGTTTTTGCATTTTAACGCAGGTTTAAAAATACATCCAAAACCTCCTGATGTTAATGCTTCCCCTCCTAATTTGCTTCTTTTTTTATTTTTTCTAGTATTTGAAAATTTTTTATAAGTCATTTATATTCCATAGAGAATTATTTTTTATACAAATAATATCCTCCTCCTAAAAGACTAATTATGATAGTTATAAAAATTATCTTTTTTCTATATTTTATTTGCTCTCTTAATCTAATTTCTTTAGGTTTATATAATTCATAATATTCATCTAACGCTTCTGTTAATGTTTTTTCATCTTTATTTGTAGATAAATTAATTTTATTATGTATAAAATGTACCCATTTTAAAAATGAATCTTTTCCATCTAAATATGGAGAAACTGGATATTTATCCAATAATTCACTAAACTTATTACCAATTGGAGGATGTGGAATAAATAACGGAATATTAGAAATAAAATCATAATATTTTTTTTTTGTTGTTTCATTAGCTTTTAAAGGGTAATTTATTGCTAATGTCATTAAAAAAAACCAATAATGGGGACCCCAAACATTTGGATCAAATAGTTTATCTGTCATTAAAATGAAACAATATAAAAAGATAATTAAATAAACATATAACGATAATATGAGTAATAAATCATTTAATTTTTGTAATAATTGCGGAAAAAATGGACATATGTTCCAAAATTGTAAACATCCTATTACTAGTATAGGTATTGTCACTTTTAGAATGAAGACAAATAATATTGAATATTTAATGATTAAAAGAAAACATAGTCTTGGTTTTGTAGAATTTATGAGAGGAAAATATCCTGTAAATAATTTTAATTATTTATTAAATATTTTTAATGAAATGTCAAATGAAGAAAAAGAAAAAATTAAAAATTCTGATTTTAACGAATTATGGAATTATTTATGGGGAAACCAAATTGGAATACAATATAGAGGAGAAGAAAAAACTTCTAGAGAAAAATATGAATTATTACAAAATGGTATTTCTGGTAAAAAAGAATATAATTTAGAAACATTGCTTACTTTATGTGAATATAAATGGGAAGATACTGAGTGGGGATTTCCAAAGGGTAGAAGAAATTATCAAGAGAAAGACTTGAATTGTGCTTTAAGAGAATTTGAAGAGGAAACAGGCTTTCTAAGGAATAATATCCAACTAATTCAAAATATAACTCCATATGAAGAAATTTTTACTGGGTCCAATATGAAATCCTACAAACATAAATATTTTTTAGGGTATATTGATTCTACTATACAAACTACTAATTCATATCAAGAAACAGAAGTAGGAGATATGAAGTGGGTAACTTATGATGAAGCTCTTAATATAATAAGACCATATAATTTAGAAAAAATTAATATTTTAAATAAGATAAATAATGTTTTAATCAAATATAGATTATATTAATAATATATAAGTATTATGGAAAAACCCAAAAAATCTAGAAAATTAAAGTTGGTTCCTGATAAATTAACCGTGGAAAATATGGAACAAGTTTTTAAGCAAAATTTTGAAAAAATAAATCTATTAGTCGATGATCCTAACTATAACACTTTTTTAAACCAAAAAGAACTATTAAATATTAAAGATATTTCTGAACATGAAGACACATTTAATAACTTGTATCCATCTTTAGATGATCCTAACTTTAATATTAAGATAGCTGAAAAAAAAGAATTTAATGATAATAAATATGATGGTAAAATTTATGATATAGAAGAACAAGCCAAAAAATTATGTGAAGCCGATTTTGATTTAGTTCCTCATCAAATTTTTGTTAAAAACTTTTTGAGTTTTCAAACTCCATATAACAGTTTGTTATTATATCATGGTTTAGGAACGGGTAAAACTTGTAGTGCTATTAGTGTAGCGGAAGAAATGAGAACTTATTTAAACCAATTAGGTATTTCTCAAAGAATTATTGTTGTTGCCTCTCCAAATGTTCAAGATAATTTTAAATTACAATTGTTTGATGAGAGAAAATTAAAATTAGTTGACGGTCTTTGGAATTTAAGAGCATGCACAGGTAATAAATATTTAAAAGAAATTAATCCCATGAATATGAAAGGTTTAAGTAAAGATAAAGTTATAAAACAAGTGGGAAGAATCATTAATAATTCCTATTTATTTTTAGGATACACTGAATTTGCTAATTATATATTAAAAATTTCCTACACTGATGATGATAATAAAAATGTTATGATTTCCAAATTAAAAAAAAATTTTAATAATCGATTAATTATTATTGATGAAGTTCATAATATAAGAATTAGTGATGAAAAAAGTGATAAAAGAGTGGCAAATGAATTATTTAAATTAGTGAAATATGTTGATAACTTACGATTATTATTTTTGTCTGCCACTCCAATGTATAACAGTTATAAAGAAATTATTTGGCTTTTAAATATAATGAATTTAAATGATAGACGCTCACAAATAGATGTAAAAGATGTATTTGATAAACAAGGTAATTTATTAATTGCCCCCGATGGGTCTAAAATTGGTGAAGAATTAATTAAACGAAAAGCAAATGGATATGTATCCTTTGTAAGGGGCGAAAATCCTTATACATTTCCTTATCGCATATTTCCCTCTTTATTTTCCATTCAAAATACTTTTAAAGAACTTCCTTATCCTAGAAAACAATTAAATGGAAAAACAATACTACAACCTCTAGAACATGTAGATGTTTTCGTAAATATAGCAGGAAGTTATCAACAAACTGTTTATGAGTATATCATTGAAGAAATAAAAGAAAAAAGTGGAAAAACAAAACAAGGACTTCCTTCTTTTGAAAATATGGATGCATTTGGATATACTATGCTTCAGAAACCATTACAAGCTTTAAATATGGTTTATCCTAATAAATCGTTTGATGAAAAAACAAAAGTAGATGCAAAAATATTATTAGGTTCAGATGGGTTAAAAAAAATTATGAAATTTACAGAAACATCCAATCCACCTACTCGTAAAAATTTTGAATATAAAAATTTAGCATATGGTCGTATATTTGCTCCTGAAAATATTGGATTATATAGTAATAAAATTAAAAGTATTACTGATAATATATTAAATTCAGATGGTATAATACTTATTTATAGTCAATTTATTGACGGAGGATGTATACCTATTGCACTGGCTTTAGAAGAACTTGGTTTTACTAGATTTGGCACCAAAGCTTCAAATTTATTTAAAACACCACCTCGTAATCCTATTGATGCTATCACTTACCAAACAAAAGAAGAAATGTCCAATCCTGAAAATTTCAAAAAAGCCACCTATACTATGATTACAGGAGAAAAAGCTTTATCACCAGATAAAGTATTTGATTTAAAAAATTTAACTGATGAAGATAATAAAAATGGAGAGAAAATAAAAGTTGTTATTATATCCATGACTGGATCCGAAGGTATTGATTTTAAAAATTTAAGACAAGTTCATATATTAGAACCTTGGTATAATTTAAGTTTAATTGAACAAATCATAGGTAGAGCAGTAAGGACATGTAGTCATAAACAATTACCATTTAAACAAAGAAATGTCGAAATATTCTTATATGGAACAATTTTCAGAGATTCAGAAGAAGAAGCAGCCGATTTATATATTTATAGATTAGCCGAATTAAAAGCAATCCAAATTGGACAAATTAGCCGTATATTAAAAGAATCATCTGTAGATTGTATTTTAAATATTGATCAAACCAATTTTACAGAAGAAATGATGAATACAGTAGTCCCGCAACAATTATCTAATAAAATGGTTATTGATTTTCCTATTGGAGATAAACCTAATACTGTATCATGTGATTATATGGAAAGTTGTAATTTTAAATGCAAACCATTCAAAGAATTAAATGATGAAGATATCAAATTAGATACCTATAATGAAGCATTTATATTTATGAATACAGATAAGATTATTCAAAGAATTAGAGAATTATACAAAAATAGATTTTTTTATAAAAAAGAAAATTTAATAAGTGAAATTAATATTTTTAAAAATTATCCCCTTATACAAATAAATGCAGCTCTTTCTATATTAATTGATGAAAAAAATGAGTTTATTAGTGACAGATTTAATAGATTGGGACATTTAATTAATATTGGTGAATATTATCTTTTCCAACCGATTGAATTAAATGATGAAAATATTAGTGTATTTGATAGAAGAAACCCAATTGATTATAAAAGACAAGAAATTATTATTCCAATAAAAAAAGAAGATATTAAAATAAAACCTGATGTCATTGAAATACAAGAAGGTGATAATAAAATTGTTGGAAAAATGGAATCTTTATATAAAACTGCAATTAAATCTATCAAAGAACTAGATAGAGGTGAAGAAAATTGGTATGTTTTTGCAGCCTACTTGAAATCAACAAATTATTTAATGGAAAATTTTACAATTAGCGATGAAGATTATAAAGAATTTATAATTGCTACTTTAATAGAAAATTTAATTTTTGGTGATTTTCTCTCTCTGTTGAATTATATATACTTTCCATCTCATACTTTATCTGGATTTGACCTGTTAATAAAAAAATATATCAATACACAAATATTAATAAATAAAGATATAGAAGGTATCATTGTACCCAAAGATAACAAACAACATTTATTAGTTAAATCTCAAAAAGAATGGATTAAAGGAGAACAAGAAGATTATGTGGACTTGGCAACACAAATTAAGGAAAAAATTATTAAAATAAATAATATAAACCAATATGTCGGATTTATTGGCGATTTTAAAAATGAATTTAATATATTTAAAGTCAAAAATATGGAGGATAAAAGAAGTAAAGGTGCTAGATGCGACCAAGCAGGAAAATCAGATACAATAAAATTATTAAATGATATACTACAACAAAATAAATATACATCCGCAAATACAAAAGGCAGAAATAAAAAAGAATTTTGCGTTATCCAAGAATTAGTGTTGAGATATTTTAATAAAATTAAAAAAAATAATAAAATATGGTTTTTAACTCCTCAAGAAGCAATAATTAATAATATTGAAAAGGCCTCTTTTTAAATTAAAATTAAAATTGAATTATAATTAAAGATATATTATTATATTATAATAGATATGGAAGCTGCTAAAAAGGAACCTGCACGAAAAAATAAAGAAGTTGGAGTTTATTCCAATAATTTATTAACAAGAAAAGTTCATGTACCATTCCAATTTGTAGGACAAAATTTAAAACAATTACTTGAAAATCATATTAAAAAAGATATTGAAGGAAAATGTAGCGTGGAAGGTTTTATTAAACCTAATTCCACTAAAATTACTTCTTATTCTAGTGGATTAGTTCAAGCAAATGAAATTATTTTTGAAGTTGTTTTTGAATGTTTAGTATGTTGCCCAGTTGAAGGTCAAAAAATAAAATGTATTGTTAAAAATTTGACTCAAGCTGGTATTAGAGCTGAAATTACTGATAGTCCTTCCCCTATAGTAGCTTATTTAAGTCGTGACCATCATTATAATAATACATACTTTAGTTCTGTTAAAGAAAGCGAAGAAATTACAATTAAAGTCATCGGACAAAGATTTGAGTTAAATGACGATAAAGTTAGTGTTATTGGAGAGATAATAGAACCAAAGGCAGATAAATATAAAAAAGGAGTAACCAAAAAAAAACCTAAATTAATTATTACATAAATTATTTAAAAAGATAAATAAAGATTATATAATGACTGATTTGAATAAGTTAAAAGAAAAAATAGAGGCTTTAGATAAATTTCATCAAATTGAAATATTAAAAATATTGAATAAGGATGAATCTTGTACTTTGAATGAAAATAATAATGGTGTATTTATAAATTTAACCAATATTAGTGAAAATGTAATTAAAGAATTAGATAAATATTTAGATTATGTAAAAACTCAAGAAAAACAATTAACTGAAATTGAAATTCAAAAGGACTTGTTGTCAAATATATTTTTTAAAGATAATAAAGACAATATGATAATACATTCTAATGCAGAATCTTAATTTTATAAATGATTTATCACCATATATGTTATCAAATAAAAATATTAGTAAATTTCCTGCTTATTATATTAATAAGCAAGAAATAATACCTATAATTAAAAATAAGCCACCTATAATTGCAAATAATATTTTTTATCCATCTCAATTTGATCAATTATTTTGGTGTTTTTATATTATATTATTTAATATACATGAATATGATATTATACCCAATTATTTTACCAAAGAAAAAGAAATTAAATATGAATGGATTGAAAAATTCCGAAATCATAAAGATATATTTAAAAGAATTAAAATTAGTAGAAACAATGTTGAAGATGAATTAGCTAATAAAAAACAAATTTCAATGAATTCTATTAAAGCTTTATGTCATTTATTTCAAATTAATGTTTTTTATATTGATAACCAAAAATATTATGAAATTATAATAGACGAAAACAAAGAATTTTATGTGATTGAAAAAAATGAACAAAAATTTGGTTTAAAACAAAATATAAATATGGATAAAATTAATTATTACAAACAGCATTTTTGGAAAATGGAAAATTTAGATAAACCATTAAAAGCCGTTTCTAGTTATAAATCAGATGAACTCAAATCTATTTGCAAAAAATTAAATATTGAGTCTAGTAAATTGACAAAACCTCAAATGTATGAAAAAATTCTTAATATCTTATAATTTAATATAAAATTGATTATAATTTAAAATAATATGTTAAATTATATATACATGTCAGAATTAAATTCACAACAGCAATTTGATAATATTTTACAAAAATATTTAGAACAGTTACAAGATGCTGCGGGAAGACAAGATGGTGATCCTGAATTAGAAATTCGTTTCGGAACGAAGCGACTCAAGTCTATCACGCTTATTGAATTTAATAATGTTATTAGAAAACTTAAATCATTAGGATTTGATGCTTTTTATGATAATTATTCTTTAAAAATGACTTCTGAATTTGTTGATAAAACAACTGGCCAAACCAAAGAATCCAATGTCCGCGTTGAAATTAATGGATTGCATAATATTCAATCCTATTGTAACTCTAATAACTTAACAGACAAAATTTCTCCTCAATTCACGCAAAAATCTTTTTATAAAAATGATAAAAATGAAAATATTCGCCCTGTGGATATTGATGATTTTAATTTAAGAGCTTCTCTCCAAAAAGAAAAATCTATAAAACAACATTCCAGTTTTGCACAAAATATAATAAATGATTGGTCAAATAATAAAAAAACATTTAGATATATTAATCGTATTTTCTTTATTCATTCCTCTTTACCTATCCGTATTGATATGAGTATTGTAAAAGAAAGTAATACAGAAGAGTATGAATTTAAAGGAAGAAAACGAATCCGTCTGAAACCTGAATATGCTATTGAAACTTCCAATGTATTCAATAATCCTGAAAAATATGAAATTGAATTAGAAGTATTAAATGGCAAAGTAGGAGCTGCTACTGAATATCCTAATAACAAGTCTTTATCTACAGTTCTTCGAAAAACTATTAAATATGTGCTTTCTGGACTTCAAAATACAAATTATCCTATCTCTTATACTGATATTCAAAATATTGGTACTGAATATTTAAAAACTATTAACGGTAAGGATTATAATGAAAAAATGAGAATGTTGCCACAATTCTTTCCTGGTCCTGGTTCTACTACCTTACAAGTTAGACATATTGCTCCTATCAATGAAGATGCAAATATTCCCAATATTCGTAAAAATTATACTGTTACTGATAAAGCCGATGGTATTCGTAAATTACTATTTATTGCTAGAGATGGCAAAATATATCTTATTGATACAAATATGAATGTTCAATTTACTGGTGCTATTACTAAAAATGTGGATTTAAAAGAAACCATTTTAGATGGTGAACACATCTTACATAATAAAAAAGGTGAATTCATAAACCTATATGCCGCGTTTGATATCTATATTATGAATAAAAAAAATATTAGAAGCAATGCATTTATCCCTTTAGAAGATGAAACTGATGTTGTTTTAAATAAATATAGACTCCCTGTATTAGTCAATGTCATTGAGCAACTTAATCCTGTTTCGATTGTAAATGGTGGTCTTTCTCCTATCCGTATTGAAAATAAAAAATTCAAAGCAGAAAATATTAATCAATCCATTTTCCAATGTTGTGAGACTATTTTAGCCCAAAAAAATACTTTTGAATATAATATTGATGGTCTAATATTTACTCCAGCTACTTTTGGGGTTGGAGGATCTACAGAAGGAGAATCATCTCCCATTAGAAAAGTTACTTGGGAACATTCTTTTAAATGGAAACCACCTGAATATAATACCATTGATTTCTTAGTTACCACCAAAAAAGATGTTAATGGTGATGATTTTATTGGAAATATTTTCCAAGAAGGCACTAATACCAAAGCATATGAACAATTATCTCAATATAAAACCTTAATTTTAAGAGTCGGATTTGATGAGAGAAAACATGGTTATGTTAACCCTTGTGGAGATGTTATACAAGATAAACTTCCTAATGCATCTGATATTGATAATGAAGATACATATAAACCACTTCAATTCTTTCCTTCTGACCCGTCTGATGTAAATGCTGGAATTTGTAATGTAATGTTGCAAAAAGATAAACAAGACAATAATGTTTTAATGACTGAAGAAGATGATGAAGTATTTACTGACGGAATGATTGTTGAATTTAAATATGATTTCTCTAAAGAAACCAAATGGAGATGGGTTCCACTCAGAGTTAGATATGATAAAACTGAAGAATATAGAAAAGGATTTCCTATGTATGGTAATGCTTACCATGTCGCTGATAGTAATTGGCATTCTATCCATAATCCTATTACCGAAGAAATGATTTCTACGGGTGAAAATATTCCTGATGAATTAGGTGATGATGATGTCTATTATAATAAAATCTCAGGCACCAGTAAAACAGAAGGATTGAGAGATTTTCATAATTTATTTGTTAAAAAATTATTAATTACATCTATTTCCCAAAAAGGTAATACTCTTATTGATTATGCAGTTGGTATGGGTGGTGACTTCCCAAAATGGATTGCCGCAAAATTATCATTTGTATTCGGTATTGATATTAGTAAAGATAACATTGAAAATCGTATTAGAGGCGCATGTGCTAGATATTTGAATTATCGTAAAAAATTCAGAGTTATGCCTGCCTGCTTATTTATACAAGGTAATAGTGGATTAAATATTAAAGATGGAGAAGCTCAATATACGGAACAAGCGAAACAAATTACCCGTGCTATATTTGGGGAAGGACCCAAAGAAAAAGATAAATTAGGATTAGGGGTTTATAAACAATATGGAAAAGGTGCAGATGGTTTTAATATTAGTTCTTGTCAATTTGCAATTCACTACTTCTTTGAAAATAAAAAAACTCTTAATAATTTCCTAAGAAATGTCAGTGAATGCACCAAAGTCGGTGGATACTTTGTAGGGGGATGTTATGATGGAACTGTTATATTTAATGCACTTAGAGGCGTAAAACAGGGAGAAAGTATATCTATTATGGAAGGTAAATCTAAACTTTTACAAATTACTAAAGGATATGATAAATCTTCTTTTGAACCAAATGAAACTTCTCTAGATTATTCTATTGATGTATTTCAAGAAACTATTAACCAACCTATAAGAGAATATTTGGTTAATTTTGATTATTTAAATAGACTCATGGAAAATTATGGTTTTGCACTCCTTACCAAAGACGAATGTAAAGAAATTGGTATTCCTGAAAGTGTTGGTTCTTTCCAACAATTATATGGATTAATGGAACAAGAAATTAAAAGATATCCCAAAAATAACAATAAATATGGTGATGCTTTTAAAATGACTCCCAAAGAAAAACAAATATCATTCTACAATAATTACTTTATTTATAAAAAAATTAGAAATGTTGATATTACAAGCGTATATAATGGTTTAGTTGGTAGCTCCAAGTTACAAGAAGAAATGGAAAATTTAGAATCATTAGAAGCACAAAAAGCTTCTAAGGAACAAGAATTTGCTGATAAACCTAAACCTGCAAAAAAACTAAAGAAAAAATTAAAACTACAAGAAACCTCTAACAGTAAATAATTAAATTTATATTATAAAACAACCTAAATATTCAATTATAATATATCTATCTATGAGTTATTTTTTATTACCTGAAATCAATAACACTATTCATAATATTAATATTACATTTAATAATAATAATACTTTATCTATTAGTGCAACATTAAATAGTTATTTAAATAATGTAAAAAAACAAATCGATGAAAATAATGATAATTGGGACTTTATTAAAAAATATACTAACCCATATGAATTTATTCATACTATTATTCCTGGTAACAAAAATTCTATTAGCAAATTAAAACCTTTATCTAGATCTTTTTATAAAATGATTGAAATTTCTAACTTATTGAATATATTTGAACATTTTAAAGACACAAATATTAATACCTTTCATTTGGCTGAAGGTCCTGGTGGATTTATAGAAGCTACCACATATATGAGAAACAATGAAAATGATACTCATAAAGGTATGACTTTAATTAATGAAGACCCAAATGTTCCTGGTTGGAAAAAATCTGACAATTTTTTAAATAAACATAAAAATGTATCCATTGAATATGGAGCTACAGGAACAGGCGATTTATTAAAAATTGAAAATTTAAAATATTGTTACGATAAATATAACAATTCTATGGATGTTATAACCGCGGATGGTGGATTTGATTTTTCAGTAGATTTTAATCAACAAGAAATATTAGCAACTAAACTATTATTTGCTCAAGTCAGTTTTGCTTTAATGATGCAGAAAAAAGGTGGTCATTTTATATTAAAAATATTTGATATTTTCTCAAAGACAACTTTAGATATTTTATATTTGTTGACCTCTGTTTACAAACAAGTTTATATTGTTAAACCCAACACCAGTAGATTAGCTAATTCAGAAAAATATATCGTTTGTAAAAATTTTAAGGGAGTTTC